CACAGCAACGTTGCTGTTATTAGTACAGCAAAACCGCAGGTATCTCTGTCCGATGGCCTTCAAAACTTAGCCACCGGATTAGGTACTGGCAAAGACAAGGGGATGCACAACCAGTGGATACACAGTAACCGCAACGTTGATCATGTAACTTTGTCTGCTCGCTTTCGGGAAGACTGGATAAGTCAGAAAGTTTGCAAAGTAGTCCCTCAAGATATGACACGAGAGTGGCGGAAGTGTTCTACCCCTGAAGCTGTCGAGGCTGATGAGGAATGGAACGTTGCTCGTATATTCCGTGAAGCATACCAGTGGGCTCGACTGTACGGCACCAGCTTTGTCCTGATGGACATTAATGATGGGCGCACTACAGACAAGCCAGTGAACTGGAAGAAGCTCAAGCCCGGGTGCATACGCTCCTTCAATGTCGTGGACCGTACACGTATTACTGTGATCGGTGTAATCGACCAAGAGCCTTTGTCTCCCACATTCGGTATGCCAACGCATTACCAGTTCGTAAACTCCCCTATCCGTATCCACAAGGACCGCATCATTCGCTTTGAAGGAACTGAACTTCCTATCTACGAGCGACAGCGTAACCTGTGGTACTCTGACAGCGTGCTCATCCCTCTGATGCAACAGGCTGATAACTTCCACTCAACTTCTGCGGCTGCTGCCCAGATGGTTCAGGAAGCCAACACAGACATCATCACGGTGGAAGGTCTACAGAACATGCTACAGAGTAGTGAAGGCACAGCTGCGATGCTGGACCGTTTTGCTAACTGGAAGCAGATCAAGTCTGTCTTCGGTGTTTCCATCTTGGACGGCACTGAGATATACGATCAAAAGAAAATCCAGCTATCAGGAGTTAAAGACCTGATCTGGGAATACCTTCGCATGGTTGCAGCTTCGGTTGGTATACCTGCTACAAGGTTCTTGTCTGCATCTCCTGACGGCATGAATGCCACTGGTGAGTCGGACTTGGTGAACTACATTGAGTTCTTGCAAGGTCTACAGAAAGATATATTTATTCCTCGCCTTAAGGTGATGGACGTTCTGTTGTCCAAGCACTATGGAATTCCAGAGTTCACATACGAGTGGAACTGTATCTTCCCTGAGTCTGCTAGCCAGAAACAGGATAGGCTTAGTACAGAAGCTACTCGACTTGCCACCCTTACGGATGCTGGGATAATATCCCGGGAGTCTGCACTAGTGGAAGCCAAGGTTTCGGGCATGGTATCTGGAGATGCCACTGTCGGACAAGACCCAAAACCAACCCCAACCCCAACAGGAGCTAAAGCATAATGTTGCTAAATAGCGTAAATTTTAATGACCGGATAGAAGTACCTTCCGCTCGCCAGATTACTGACGCAGGTCAAATGATTGTACCTTGTGCGTTTGCTCGTACAGGTGGTCAACAGTATTCCGCAGGGCAGCTTGGCTTGCAGGATGTTGCTTCTGACAAACTCGTTACGGTAATGCGTGATGAAGCTGATGTCTTCGACGAAGCCTCGCTTGCATCTTTCCGTTCCGCCCCCGTTACTATCGGACACCCTAAGTCGCCTGAAGGATTACCTATCAGGGTTACTGCTGATAACTCTGCTGAGTTGCAGGTAGGTGTACTGGAAGGAATGCCGACTCGTGATGAAGATACCCTGAGCGGTACACTTGTCATTGCTCGACAGGATGCTATCGACTTGATCGAAGGCGGCACCAAGGAATTATCTGCTGGCTACACTTGCGATCTGGAAATGGTTGACGAAGACGGCGAGTCCGTTATCTATCAACGTAATATCCGGGCCAACCACATTGCTATCGTTTCAAAAGGCCGCGCTGGCTCCATGTGCGCCATAGCCGACGAAGACGATACTGAACTGGTTGAAGACAAAGCTGCTGACGGCGGTGATGGTCTTGGCAAGAATGACGACAAGCCTGAATCGGCTTTCGACCCTGCTGCTCTCGAAGCTGGCATTAAGGTTGAGAAAGAGCATACAGATTCTGCTGAGAAAGCTGAGTCAATCGCCAAGGACCACTTGAGCGAAGACCCCGAGTACTACACTAAGCTGGCCAAGATGGAAGCGAAGGATGAAGCATCTACCCAAGTCCAACTTGAAGATGCTGTAGTTAGCCTGACCGATGAGCGTGATGCTTTGCTGGCCAAGGTTGCTACACTCCAAGATGAACTGGACAGCAACGTTGAAGAGCGTGTCCATGCTATCTTGGTGGCTAAAGACCTAACTGATCTTGAAGAGTTCTCTGGAAAGAGTATTCAGGAGATTAAGCACATGGTAGTTGCCGACCAAATGCCAAACCTTGACCTTGATGGGAGAAGTGAGGCTTATGTATGCGCTCGTTTCGATGTCCTCTGTGAGGATGCTGAGATAGGCGAGACCCCAATGGGGCGACTGTTGAAGGATAATGCTGAGTCTCTACATGAAGTACCCAAGCCCAGCACCCTCGTTGCAGATGCCCGAGCGCGTTCTATCGAACGTCAAAAGCGTTCTTAATAGCACACTAACTTTTAAAAGGAAATTGAAATGACTATTCAATCATTTGATATCTACACAGCTCGCGGCTACGCTGGTGACTTGGTAGACTCTGGCCCGAACGTGAGCCAAACTGGTATTGTCGAAGATGCTACTCTCGCAATCGGTGTTGCCGTCAAGCGCGGTACTGTTGCAACTAACCCGCGACACATTGTCGTTGACGCAGACGGTGGAAACATATTTGGTATCGTGCGGCGCGAGCTGGCACTGGAAGCCAAGAACCGTCCTTCGGATGGCACTACTGAGTTCAAGCAAACTGAATCAGCTTCTATCCTGCGTCAAGGTTACATCTACGTGACTGTGGAAACCAACGCAGTTACTGCTGGTGCTTTGATGTCTGTTAACAACACTGGCGGTTTCAGTGGAGCTGGTGCTGGCGCTGTCGCCACTACTAACGTTACAGCTGAGCAGACTGGCCAGATCGGTGATGTTATCAAGGCACGAATCGACATCGTTGCTGCTTAATAGTTGAGTCGGGCTTCGGCCCACTCCTCCTAACTCTTACAAGGAAACAACAAACATGAAAACTGTATCTGTTGCAATCATCGACGAAGCTACTCGTATGCCTACAGGCGAAGTAGAAGATGTCGTAATGACCGATGCCATCGAAGCTCTCGTTAATCAGGGCGCTCTGATGGGCGATGACGCTGGTATCTTCTTCCAACGTCAGCTGGAATACATTCAGGCTCAAAGCTATGACGTACTCTACCCTGAGCTGATGGCTCGCGAAGTCTTTGCCCTGAACACTGAAGGCGGCGAAGGCATTAACTCCATCACTTACCGTAGCTACGACAAGCGCGGCGAAGCTGCAATCATAGCTGGTAAAGCTACTGACATGCCTCGTGGCGACATCGACGGTAAAGAGTACACCATTCAGGTTCGTACTCTGGGTATCGCCTATGGCTACTCTCGACAGGAACTGGCAGCTTCACGGCTGACTGGTATGCCTCTTGAGCAGCGCAAGGTTGATGCTACTCGTCGTGCATACGAAGAGCTGGTAAATCAGCTGTCTTGGTTTGGCGATGCTTCCCATGATATCGGTGGACTCTTCGGCGGACCTGTTGCTGGACCTTGGTCTACTGCAACCCGTAACGTTGTAGCTGCTGCTGCTGGCGGAACTAACTCAACAGTCTGGGGCGTCGATAAGACTCCTGATGAAGTCATCCGTGACCTGACTGCTGCGTGTGCCAAGCTGTACGTTGACACCAAGAAAATCTTCCGTGCCGACACTATCCTGATGTCTGTCGAGAAGAAGCAGTACCTGATGAACACTCCTCGTTCTATCCACTCTGATGTTAGCATCATGGATTGGTTCTTGAAGAACAACATGTTTATCAAGTCTGCTGAGCAGATCAAGGACATCAACGAGCTGGCTGGTATCTACTCTACCAACGGCACTGATGCCTTTGACCCTACTGGTGGTTCTGCGAATGGCTTCACTGTTATGGCTGCTGGCCTTGACAACATGCGCTTGCGTGAGCCTTTCCCTTACGTTCACCTGCCCGTCCAGTACAAGGGTCTGGAGTTCGAAGTGAACACCTATGGCCGCTTTGCTGGTCTTGAACTGGTTCGTCCGGGTGCTGTACAGCACTTCGAGAACATCTAAAGGTTAGTCCTCCCTCTGTGATCTATGGAGGGAGGCTTTCTAGGAGACAGGTATGACGGAGAAAGTAATAATGGACGATGGTCGCTTAAGACACTTGGAAGAGCGCATTGGCCATACAGACGTCAAGGTAGCAGAGATAGGCCAAGGTTTATCAACACTGCAATCTTCACAAGACGTTATGGCTGCTGCCGTTAACAAGATCGCTGATAAGATTAACGCTCCCAATAACACTAACTGGGTAGGTATTATCGGTGCCTTCTGTATCTCGCTAACATTGCTGGGTACCGGAGTAAAGCTCTTATTAGACCCTCTCGCTGATCGCATTATTGAACTCCAGACGTTACACGTTAACCAGATGGAAATCTCTATTGTACAGTCACACTGGAGGGGAAACGTAGAGACTAAGCTACAGCAGATCTGGGAACAAGAAAGACATGCTGACGAACGCACCCACGTACTCGAAGCTAGAGTTCAAGAACTCGAGAAGAAAGCCGAGAGGCAGGATGTAGTTGGTGAAGCAACTGGTGCTTATGTCAAGGAGCTTCGTGATGAATTCAAGTTGCACTTGTCAGAAAGACACATAACTGAAAACCACACAGAAGAAATATAGAGGAATAGAACATGAAGATAAAGAGCACTGTAGGTCACAACGTATCATTTCACAAGGTTCCAAACTGCCCAGTGAATGGCGTTCCTGACTACCTAACAATTCCTGCTGGCGCTACGCTGGAACTTGAAGATGATATCTGGCTTGGAGCGTATAGCTCAGCTGCTGGTATCGCCGGCTCCCTTGCTACTGGAGCACTGGTGATGGTTGTTGATGCGGTTTCTCCTTTGTCTGTTGCTGAGATTGCTGCACTGATTAAAGATCAGGCTGGCGTTGAAGTTGACACAAGCAAAGAGAAGTCAGAAGTTCAGAGTTTAGCCACTAAGCTGGGCGTTGATCTTTCTGCACCTGTTGTGGTTGTTGAAGACGAACCAGAAGTTGAAGCTCCTGTCGTCGAGGCACCAGAAAAGAAATTTAAGTAAGAGGGGAAACCCTCCTCCAATCAACGAGGAATTACTATGGCGACTATCGCTGATTTCAGAATCCGCTTTCCTGAGTTTGTAGATTCTGCTGATGACCGTGTCCAACTATTCTTGGATGATGCGGCGTTGCTCATGGCTACTCCTACCCGTTGGTTGGACTTCTATGATATCGCTCAGTTGTATCATGCAGCTCACCTACTCTATGTAGGGAACTATACAGCAACTGGGGATGGCAACGTATTGGCTCCTGTCAAGAAGCAGGAAGTCGATGACGTTATTATTGAGCAAGCAGTTTCGGGCCTAGCACCGAATGCGTCAGACTTGCAAAGTACGGCTTACGGAAAACGCTACTACCAGTATCTGCGATTATGCTTTACTGGCATCTATGGAGTGTGAGCCATGACAATGCAAATGCAGAGAGCATTCAACTCTCGTATGCAGGCACCTATGACCCTCTACCAAATTGCTGCTGGCTCCTATGATGCTGACAACAACTGGGTAGAAGGGTCTAAGGTCTCTTCAACAGTCTACGGGGTAATAACCGCAGGCAACAAATTCTCCCAATTCGATGAAGGTATTTCTCTTCACAATGAGGACGGAGGTGCACGCTACAGCAACTACCGCAACCTGTACATCAAGGATACTTACACAGTAACCAAGGGTGACAAGATAGGTTTCCGTGGAGCTTACTATAACGTGCTTCAAGAGTCCGATGAGAAAGTCTTTGGCTTTGCATCATACATTCTTGAGAAGTCGGAGGACGATCTACCATGAGACAAGATGTCCAAGTACTACAGACCTTTGTAGACAATATGGTAGGCATTCCAAAGTTCAGTTATCCAGCACGCCAGAACAATGCTCCAAAGCCCTCGGGTGAGTTCGCTCATATCCGTTTGCTAGAAGAGTATCAAGTGGGCATACCAAACCAAGTCATAAAGGAACAGACAGCTTCAGACACTACGTTTGTTACTATCAGTCCTGCAAGACTGCGGTTTAGGGTAGGGGTCGTGGACACGGATGGAACTGCCTCCGCACGTATCATGCACGGGTGGACTACAGAGGCTATGAAGGCTCTGATGATCTCCAGTGGGTATGGTTTCAAAAGGTGCACTCCTCTTTCTAATGAGGATGCCAAGCTGGAAAAGGAATGGGAATACCGTCAAGGTTTCTCAGTCGAACTTTACACAACACGTTATTTTGAAGAAGTTGTTGGCAACATCACATCACTGGAAGTGGGCGGAAGATTTGTCACCGCAGCTTTGGATGAGTACCTTCTCAATTTTGACATCAACCAAAACTAACAAGGAAACTAATTATGGCGATTGAAATTACAGAATTCGCTGACGTAAGCATCTCAGTTTCTCCCGTTGGAGTATCAGGCGGCAACTTCGGCATCCTTGGTTTCCTCACCAACGACGAAGATGCAGCTACTACTCCTATCGCTCCTGCTGAGCGTGCACGTTCTTACACAAGCCTAGCTAGTGTTGGTGACGATTGGGCAGCTACCTCGGAAGTCTATAAGGCCGCTACTGCGTTCTATGGACAGACACCTACCCCTCGGGACTTCACTGTCCTGATGACTTACAAGAATGCTCAGCCTGCTTCCCTTACTGGTGGCAACGCAGACACCTTGGAAGAACTGGTCAACGCAAGCTGGAATGGCTCCGGTGTCCTGAGCATTACTATTGATGGTGACGCAGCCGCTATAACAACTCTCGACCTGTCTGGCTCTGCATCTCTCGTAGACGCTGCTGCCACTATTGAAGCTGCACTGATTGTTGCTGGTGCTACTGGCGCGAACGTTGCATGGACTGGCTACGGCTTCACTGTTACCGGAACCACTACTGGTGTTTCTGGAACGATCACAGCCGCCACTGGTGATGCTGCTGAGTCTTTGGGCCTGTTGTCTTACCAGTCTTCTGCATCCGATGGTGTGGCCGCTGAGACTCCTGTCGATGGATTGGCTGCCTGTCTTACTGCTGGCATTGACTGGGTGGGTACTGTTACTCACAAGGTTTACCGTGATGTTACTGGTGGAGCTACCGGTGAGAACACTCTGGAAATTGCACAGTGGTGTGAAGGCGCTAAGCGTATCTTCTGCAACACCTCTAATGACCTGTCCACTTTGTCTTCAGCTATCTCTACTGACGTTGCATCACAGTTGAAGGCCGCTACCCT